CACTAACCCAGACCTTAACACCGACATAAACTCTATCAACATCGCAGAGGGTTGCTCCCCTGCGAACATCAACAATGCCATCCGGCAGTTGATGGCTGATCTGAAAGAGTGGCAGAACGGCTCTCAGGACAAGTACATTGCTCCGGCAGGGACTGCTGCTGCGCCATCGTGGACGTTCAACGGCGACACAGATACCGGGTTCTACTCTGGTGGTGCTAATGTCGTTGGGGTGTCAGTCAATGGCGCTTCTGTCGGTACGTTTACCTCTGCTGGATTTGTTGGCAATGTCACGGGTAACCTGACGGGCAATGTCACAGGCAATGTTACTGGAGATGTTACCGGCAATGCTGGGACGGTAACGAATGGTGTTTATACAACTGGAGATCAAACGATTGCCGGTGTTAAAACATTTTCCAGTAGTCCAATCGTTCCGACAGCTACTCTCGGAGATAACAGCACCAAAGCGGCGACAACTGCTTTTGTAGGTGCACAAATTGTTGACTATGCTCCATCCAAGATTGGCGCAAATGCGTCAGGAACTTGGGGGATCAGCATTACCGGAAATGCTGCTACTGTAACCAATGGAGTCACGACAGCAAATATTGGGTCTTATGCTCCAAGTTTGACAGGATCGGGTGCTAGTGGAACTTGGGGCATTAGCATTTCTGGAAATGCGGCAACTGCGACAAACGGCGGTGTTACCAGTGTTAATGGCCAGACCGGGGCCGTAACACAGACCTCTGTGGATTCTATTGGCAGTTATGTTGCTGCGGTCTATGCTCCGTCTGGAAATCATCCGGGCACAAACAGTATTCCATTGGTTGTTGGCGACACTATTGCGGGAAGTACGCTGCGCTACAACTACACTATCTCTCCCACTGGCACAAATGATTTCAATGGTGTTTACACAAGGGAGTCTGTGAGTCCGGTTCCTTACGCCGGGGGCGGGTCATCTCTTTCTGGAACATGGCGCTGTATGGCCCGACCTGCGTATGCGATTGTTGGGGGCGAAGAGTCAAACACTTATTACTGGTTCCCCGGACTATTCGTCCGTGTTTCTTGAGGTTAAAAAATGAGCGAAGTAGAGCAGCTACGCGCACACGTTGAAAAGATCGAGTCCAAGGTTGATGAACTAAACAACTCGATCAAAGACCTTGCAGAAGCCTGGAAAACCGCTCAGACGCTTGTTGCGTTCATGAAGTGGTTAGCAGGTATCGGGGCTGCTTTGCTTGTTATGAAAGCAGCCTGGGATGGGTGGATTAAATAATGCTCGATCCAGTCAGCCTATTAGCTACTGCAACAGCGGTCTTTAACGGACTAAAGGCTGCTGTTGAAGTTGGCAGAGAGGCTGAAGATATTTTCGGTCAGCTAGGAAAGTGGGCTGGCGCTGTTGCTGATCTGCAAGAGTGGATTCGGACAGAAGAGGAAAACGCCAACAAGCCTCCTCCATTGTTTAAGAAACTGGTGTTCGCTAAATCAGCGACTGCTGAAGCATTTGATGCGTATGCTGCGAAGATCAAGATTGCTCAGATGGAGGAAGAGATCCGGCATATGTTCACACTTGGTGAACTATGGTGGCTGGGGAAAGAAGGCTACAACGAATTTATTATGATGCGGAGGGGCATCAAAGAGAAGCGGGAAAAGATGGTCTATGAGCAGATCCGCAGACGTAAAAAATTAATTCGCATGGTGACGGATTACGCTTTTATTGGGATGATTTTGTTTCTTGGTGGTTTGATACTGTGGCACATCATCGCATTCATTATCTCTCAGTCATGAGCAACGACGAGATTGAGGTTCGCGTCTGGGCAATTATCACGCTGTCGCTGACCGGCATTCTAGTTGTGTCTGTGCTGACAATTCTTGGTGGTGTTCTGTTTGTTGAACACGACATGGATCGGATTAGCCCGATTGACGAGGCTTTCCTGGCAATCTTGAAAGACATCATGCTGCTGTGCATTGGCGCAATCGGTGGTGTCGTTGGTCGCAAGTCTTTATCTACAGCATTGGAGAAGCGCAATGCTTCCAGCGTTGACAGCACTACTTCCGTTCGCAACCAAGATCCTTGATAAGGTTGTTCCTGACCCGGAGGCCAAAGCTAAAGCCCAGGCTGAACTGGCTCAGTTAGAGCAGTCTGGTGAATTGGCGAAGATGGCGAATGAAACGGAACTGTTTAAAGCAGAGCAGCAGAACCTGACAGATCGTCATGTTGCCGATATGAGGTCTGACAGTTGGCTGTCAAAGAACATCAGGCCGATGACGTTGATCTTCATTCTTGCTGGCTACTTTACGTTTGCAATGATGTCTGCATTCGGCAAAGACACAAACGAAAGTTACGTTCAGCTTTTGGGGCAATGGGGGATGTTGATCATGTCTTTCTATTTCGGTGGTCGAACCCTTGAGAAAATCATTGACATGAGGGCAAAGAAATGAAGTTTGACATCTGCTTTCAGATGGTAATTAAACATGAGGGTGGATTCGTTGAGCATCCGCAAGACCCTGGTGGTATGACTAACCTCGGTGTTACGAAAGCAGCGTGGGAAGAGTATCTTGGTCGAGAGGTGACAGAGCAGGATATGCGTGATCTCACTGTTGAAACAGTCAAGCCGTTCTATCGAAAGAACTACTGGGATCGTGTGCGAGGCGATGACCTGCCTCCTGGTGTTGACTATGCTGTGTTCGACTTTGCTGTGAACTCTGGTGTTGCAAGAGCCTCTAAGATGCTTCAGGAGTGCGTAGGAGCCACAAAAGACGGGTCTATTGGCCCCAAGACCGTCGAAGCTGTAAAGGCTCGTAATGCGGCTGAATTGGCGCAGGAAGTTTGCGACAAGCGTCTGGAGTTTCTCCAGAGCCTGCCGCACTTCCCGACATTTGCTAGGGGCTGGACACGTAGAGTGCTGGAGGTTGCTAAGACTGCGGCTGAGCTATCTCGATGAGCTTGTCGATATACCATTTAGCCTTTCGCAGATCCTCAACTCCGTTCTTTTGCTTCCACCTCCACAGGTACTTGATTGCGTTAGCTGTGCAGAACGACTCTAAACCGTGGAGGTCATGACACGCAGCGGTTAGTGCGTCGATGCACTCGACATGACCTTTGCGGTAATGCTTTGGATTGATTGGATCAGAATGGGAGGTCATCATCATCCCCAGGCTGTCGAGATTTTTTCGGAGCGTCATCCTGGCGAGGCTCAATCAGGCTAGCCCAACCATCCCAACCGACAGGGATGGACTCAATCTTGAGCGACATCCTGCCTGCTTTGGTTTGGATGACTGTTCCGATCCTGATCCACTTGGTCTTTTCTGACCCGTCTTTGGCTGTGTACTTCTCACCTGCTGCGGTTACTTCGTATAGGACTGGCATCTGTTGAACTCCTGTTGAACATCGTTGAGAAACTTGATCACACCCTCTTCCAGTTTGGCAATCTCCTCCTGCTTGGGCTCAAACCTGACTACGAATAATTGCAGGTGTTCTGGAAGCCTGTCATCGAACGACACGAAATCGCACCACTTCCTGCCTGTGCAGGCAAGTTGAGCCAGCATCTGCCGCTTGTACTTTGTCGGAACTTTGCCTTCTAGGATGTAGTCAACGTGTGTGGTGCTGTTGGGACACTTGATCTCTACAAGACCATCGTCCCCGGCCAAACCGTCAGGCGATGCGCCAAACCATTCGATACTCTGGTGCTTGTAGAACCCTGCCTTGTCCACAAAACCGTTTGTTGCCTCGTATGCCATTCGTGCAACAGGTTCCAGGTCTGTCCCTCTTTGCATTGCTGCTGATGAGAAGGACTCCTGCTGCTGGCCGGTAAGTCTCTCGGTCACAAGCTGGATCAGGTAGTTCCGTCTGGCTGCTGTCTCTGGGCCTGCTAGAGCATCGTTCATTCTGGATGCGGTAGCAAAGCCCAGACGGGCGGCAAACCACTCGTCTGAGCGTTGATCCATTACGCAATCTCCATCAGTTGCGTTTTGCGAGCGTCTTTGGCTGCGTCGATAGCTTTCAGAGCCTCTGTATCGCCCTGGAAGGCTTTGAAAGCCTTGGCATAGATGGTTTTGAGATCTTCCATCGTTGCAGCCTCTGAGAGCGTTTTAACGGCTGCTGTTGCATCAAGAGGTTTCATCGTCTTTTTGCTTGCAGCGTTACCGTCATCGTCCTCCGGCGCAATTCCGGTGATGGCCATCAGGCTGTAGCGTCGAGCGTAGGTGAGTGCTGATCCGTAACCCTGTGCGTCTTGCTTTGAGGCGGGAACGTGGAGCTTGCCTCCAGACAGGGTTTCACCTGACTCGTGGATAAGCATGGTTTCGACGATGACCCCGTTGTCGCACTCGTGGGTGAGTTGCGTCAAGAAGATCCCGTGTTTGTTCAGACCGTCAATAACAGCCTCTACGACCGCTGAAAGGTCAGCGTACTTGCTGCGGAAGTGCGGATTGCTGCTCGACTTGAGTGCTGGCCCAAAGGCTTGCTGAGCTTTGACGAGCGCGGATGCGATTTGCTTCATGATCTGTTCTCTCCGAAATAGGTTTCCACCCGAATTTGCGCCATGTTTGCGTTACGTCTGTGGCGGCGCTAGGAACCCAGACGAATGCTGGGTCTAGGATCATGCTGACAGGATCGTGTACATCAGGACAAAGAAGAATCCCCAGGCAAGAGTCCACTTCACTCCTGCGATGATGTTGCGCTTGAATTCTTCAGCCTCTTGCCAGCGTTGAACCTCGTACTCCCAACGGTTCTGATCGTTCATTTTTTGCTCCCAAGCAGATAGTCAATCTTTCCTTGCAGGGACAGGACGTCCCGAACGTAATCAATCCCTGCTTCGCGCAGGTACTCACCAGACATATCGAAGCTCTTGTGGTCTTGCTGAACCATCTTGCTCAGCAGAACCTGCACTTCCTTCAGCACATCAACCAACATCTCTCACTCCTAGTTTGTTGTCGATGGTTGTCATTCTGACTACGTTTGCACGATCCATCAACAAAAATATTTTTATCGTTCTGCGTTGCTTGTTAGTGAAAATCTATAGCATCTGTTTGCACACTATCAACCTGTAGTGTAGCATTGCGTCAGGAGGTGTCAAATGGACTCTGTTACAGCGTTAAAAGCTGCGTCAGCGATGGTAGGTGGGACTGATGCTTTGTGTAGAGAACTGAAGTTGAGCAGGCAAGCTGTCTACAAGTGGCGATCTATGGGTATCCCGGTCAAGAGGGCGGTGCAG